GTATTCCCGTACCGAGGGTTCGAATCCCTCCGTCTCCGCCACCTCTAAGTCATTGATATAACATCATTTTTTGGAACTTTGGATGTCCCGCCGAAGTGCGCCATTGTTGCCGGTCATCGGCACCGGGGAGCGCCGAGGCATGGCGACCACTTCGCCCGAATGCCGCATGATTCTCCCGGGGGGAATTGGGCAGTACCGCTTTTCACCGCGCCGCGAGGTAAGGTCGGCTCGCATCCTGGAAAGCGAAAACGGACCATGCGGTCCGTCATGCTCCTGGGGCATTGAATTCGTGCCGGCAGCGACCGCCGTGGGGCCGCCGGCTAGGAAGCTCGTCCGAGCAGGAAGTTGTGCTTCTGCTGGTCCCAGTCGAGCGAGATCCTGTCCCTGCTGCAAAGGGAGCCACTATCCAGCCAGGCAGGCTGCCTGCCGGTCAAGATGGACTTCACGACATCCGGGGAGAGAAAGGCGAGCCTCAGGACGCGCGTCACATAGGACTGGGTGACGCCTTCGCTCGCTGCAAGCCCGCTGACGGTCAGGCTACGTTCCTGCTGAAGTCGTTGCCACCAGCTCCTCGCCTTCACGACCAAGCGGACGAGCGTGAGGTCGACGGTCGACCGAATCAGCCGGCCATCGTTCTGGATCATCCGGATCGCTCGCCCCGATCGGGTCAGCCGGGCTACAGTTTCGAGCCGGAGAACGTCATCGTCGGTCGCATGGACTGTGATCCCGAGAAGATCGCAAAGGGCAGCCCAGTCCACCTTGATGGTCAGTTTGTCGTCGCCAACGACCACCTTTGCGACGAGCCGCCGAACCAGCGCTCGTTGGCTCTCAACCCTCGACCGGCGAAGCTCCGCCGCCAGTGCTTGGCCTCGCTGCAGAGCTCGTTCGGTGGCAGCTGCGTCCGTAGTCGCGTGATGCTCGAGAACGCTGAGCGGATTAGCAAGCATATCAGTGAGGCGGGCAACGACGACATGTTCCAGCTCGAGCGCCGGGATGCGCATGCCTTCTCCATTTCCCTGCAGAAGCGCTCGCGTGACATAGTAGCGATAGCGCCGCTTGCCGGCCGCCGTCTTCTTGCTGGCATGGGTCGCGACCAGCGGTTCGCCGTGATTGTCGACGATGCGACCTGCGAGCTGGCTTTGCTGTTCCGCGTCGCGCGGAGTCCGGTCGCCTTTGACGTGACGCGAGAGCCGCTCCCGTGCCCGGTCGAAGGTCTCCCGGTCGATAATCGGCTGGTGAAGACCGGGCCAGACCTTATCGCGATGCACGATGTCGCCGACGTAAATGCGGTTTCCCAGCATGTTATATAGTTCCGACCGGTTGAACATTGCTCCGCCGTAGGCCCGACCACCCGCGGTGGTTCGATCGGGTTTGACGATGCCGCTCGACAGCAGCTCCTTATGGAGCAGGCGCATGTTGCCGAGCCGCAGGTAACGATCGAAGATGTCTCGAACCAGGGCAGCGTGCGGCTCGACGATGGCAAGGCTGCGGCCGTCCGGGCGATAGCCGATGGGCGGAGAGCCACCCATCCACATGCCGCGTGCCTTGGACTGAGCGATCTTGTCACGGATTCGTTCAGCCGTAACCTCGCGTTCGAATTGGGCAAATGACAGCAGCATGTTCAAGGTCAGCCGGCCCATGCTGGTGGTGGTGTTGAACGATTGCGTTATTGAGACGAAGCTGGTGCCAACCTTGTCCAGTGCCTCGACAAGTTTCGCGAAGTCGAGCAGCGAGCGGGTCAACCGGTCGACCTTGTAGACGACGACAATGTCGATCCGGCCGGCGCCAATGTCTTCGAGCAGCCGGTTCAGCCCCGGACGCGCCAGCGTGCCGCCGGAGATGCCGCCATCATCATAGCGCTCCTTGTTGAGGAGCCAGCCTTCACTCGCCTGGCTCTTGATGTAGGCGGCGCATGCCTCGAACTGGGCATCGAGGCTGTTGAAGTCCTGCTCCAGACCCTCCTCGCTCGATTTGCGCGTGTAAATGGCACAGCGGACCCGGGTCATGCTGCCTTCCTTGCGCGAGTGCCGAAAAAGGCGGGGCCGGACCAGCGCGTGCCGGTGATCGTCCGGGCAATGACGCTGAGGCTGGCCCAGTCCTTGCCCTGCCAGTTGAACCTGTGCTCTTCGGTGACGGTGACGATGTGCAGCTTGCCCTGCCATGATCGGGACAGCCGGGTTCCGGGCGGCGGGCCATTAGACCCTGCCGCCAGTTCGCACAGTTTCCGGTCGGTCGATTTGGTGATGCCGCCACGCACCTTCGATTGCAGCGCGTGGGCGAGCGCGAGGCGAAGCAGCCCAGCGCTGATCTTCGGCGGGGAGCTCTTCACGCGGCGGACCCAGGCCACTCTCAGCTCATCGAGCTTCATGGCCTCCAGCGCCGCAAGCTCGGCTTGAAGATCCCGCGTCATCGCGGCGACACCGCGCGATAGGTACGGACGCCGTCGACCTTGTCGCTTGAGATCGCATAACCCTTCTTCTTGAGACCGGTCAGGGCGGCACGAGTGGTGTGCGGCAGCCAACCAGTCGCCGAAATCATTTCGTCCAGCGTTGCGCCGCTGTCGCGGATCAGAAGGTCTGCCAGCAGCTTTTGCTTGGTCTGGCGGTTCGATGCATTGTTCGACAAATTGTCCATGTGGGATCTCCGTAGCGAGCAGCCAATGCTGCCCCACCACCCACAGCCCCGCCGGTGAGCCGGTCGGGGCAGCAGCGCGTCTTCAGCGCCGCGACTCGATGACTAACCAATGCTCTCGTGTGGAACGAAGTCCAGTCGAGTTTGCCCGGGATACTCTCGGAAACTCGCGTCGCAAGGCGGCTCGATTTACGACGCGAAATGCGTGCCAACTTCTTCGCCGGACAATCCTTACCTAGCAGTGAGAGCCTCACCGTCAGTTCGACGCTGCAAATTTTTGGCACTATTCTCCGTGGGCAGAGAGGTGCCGATTTGTCCCGACAAATCCGTGGCTTGTGATGGCGTCTCGTACCGAGGGTTCGAATCCCTTTTGCTCCGCCATGGCGTCAAGCCATTGATATCATTGCAATTTACGTCCCACAAAAATTGCCGGAAAGCCCCGATAAATCGAGGCTAGACGCACTCAGGAGAGCGTTTCTCTGCGCCCTATATCTCTGCAAATATAGACTTTTCTCCCGAGGCCAATTTGCCAGTGCGGGATTCTCTCAGTTCAAGCTTTTTGGGAGAGGTGCAGCGCCATTCGCTGCTCAGCCCAACGCGGTGCAATGATACCTGCGCCGCTGAGCCGGTCGACTGAGATGTGCGCCGGTGCGGTGCCGTCGAGGATCGCTGCGAGGACCGACGGGTCGAGGAACGCCAATCGAACGAGGCGCAGCACGTAACCGCCGGTAAGTTTTTCGCGTCGACCGATTGCTTCAAGGGTCAGGCCAGGTTGGCTGCACAGCTCCTGCCACCAGTCTCGGCCGCGGACGATCGCCCGGACGAGCGTGCGATCCACGCCGCTGTTCGAGGCAACGCCGTTGGACGTAATCAAACGGACCGCCATCCCGGTCCGCTTCAACCGCGCCGCGATCGTGAGATGCATCGGCTGAGGGGTAGTGGATGCTGTCACTCCAAGCTTGGTAGAAAGGACGTCAGCCGCAATCATGACGTCGATCGTGTCTCGCCGCAGACGCACTTGCTTGACCAGCTCCCGGATGACGGAGTCGCCCTTCTTGGACCTTACGGCGACGAGATCGGCGAGTGCCGTGGCTTGTTTCACTAGCCTAGGCAGCTCGACAGGACTGAGCGCTCGGGCCGCTGCCGCGGACAGCATCGCGAGGGGGTTGCGAAGAGCTTCGGTGAGCTTTGCTCGCAACAGGGGCTCAATCTCCCGCGCTGGCAGTCGCCAGCCCTCCGAACTCGCCGCATCTCCCGATTGTTGGAGATCGCGACTGACATAATAACGGTAGCGCACGTTGCCCTTGCAGGCGTGGGTCGCAACCATTGGCACGCCCCGATCGTCGACAAGCATGCCCGCGAGCAGACTGGCGTCGGTCGCTCGTGATGCAGTTCGCTTGCCCTGCAGATTCTCGGCAAGGATGGATTGGACCGCATCCCACAGTGACTGGTGGATGATCGCGGGGTGAGTTCCCGGATAGATCTGGCCGCGATGTTCGACCAAGCCGATATAGGTCTTGGTCGAGAGCAGTTTGTAAACCTGTCCGCGGAAGAACGGGAGGCCGCCGAACGTCCTTCCCTTCAAGGTCGCTCGTCGAGGGGTACGGATGCCTCGCGCCTCGAGTTCTTCCGCTAGCAGCCTAACATTGCGCAGCTCGACGTACCGCTCGAACAAGTGCCGCACGAGTGCGGCATGTTCTTCGACGATGGCGAGACTTCGACCATCGGCCCGATACCCGAGCGGCGGTGTTCCGCCCATCCACATGCCCTTCGCCTTCGACGCGGCGATCTTGTCGCGGATGCGCTCAGCCGTGACCTCACGCTCGAACTGGGCGAACGACAGCAGCATGTTCAGAGTCAACCGACCCATGCTGGTAGTCGTATTGAACGACTGAGTGACCGACACAAAGCTGGTGCCGGCCATGTCGAACGCTTCAACCAGCCGGGAGAAGTCCAGCAGGCTGCGAGTAAGACGATCGACCTTGTAGACGACAACGATGTCGATCCTGCGAGTGGCGATGTCGGCGAGGAGGCGCTGGAGGCCGGGGCGCTCCATCGTCCCGCCTGATATCCCGCCATCATCATATTGTTCCTTGACCAATGACCAGCCCTCGCTTGACTGGCTTTTGACATAGGCGGCGCAAGCCTCGCGCTGGGCGTGGAGGCTGTTGAAGTCCTGCTCGAGCCCCTCCTCGCTCGATTTGCGGGTATAGATGGCGCAGCGCATCGACTTCATCAGGCGGCCCGCTTCTTC